CTATCGCTATTTCCTTCGGGAGATGAGCAACGAGTGATTTGTCTCGTTCGACAGTAACGCCGACCGTTCTCCGCCTGGTGCTTCGCTTCACTGAGAAGACGAGCTCGTCGATCTCGATCGTTTCGCTCATGACGTGAATGCCGCTCGGTTTGCCCTCGCTACCCCCATGCAGTCGGACGAAATCGCGTCTAAGTCACCGAAATCGAAGATGCTGCTATTGTCGAGATGCTGGAAAATCCAGCGCCTGGCCTCCTCTTGGCTTACCGGATTATCCCAGAACCCTGAGACAGCGCTTTCCTCTCGCAAGTGCTGGACGATCTTGGCGGAAAGCTCTGCCAAGTCCGCATCTCGATCATCATTGCCATAGCGGAGGCGGAGGATTCCGAAGATCGGAGCTTCCGTGTGAGGTTCCAGACCATGGACCGTGAAGCCGCCACCGGAGCGAGCGGTAGCTTCATCGATCAGCGCCTGAAGTTGCCGGGCGATCTCATCCCAGTCCTCGTGGTGGCTCGTGAGGATGCCCTCGAGGCGATCGCTGAGCGTTTTGTACTTCGCAGGATCCTTCTCGAAGGAGATCGAAATGTGGTGGCGAAGGGCGTTTTCCATTTCCGCCGCCTTCGCCCGACCGCTCGGTTTCCGCGCCACCTCGGCGGCAAAGTTCGGGTCCAGGATCTCGATTGGAGGTACTTTCGGATCGATGCCGTGCGCCTCGATGAAGGCATCGAGCATGGCTTGAACCTTGTGGGCGACCCCCCGCACGTCGAGCGAACGATCTCGGTAAAGGTTCGCCGCAGCCTTGGCGATGAACGCAAAAATCTTCACGTCACGCGTGAATGGTCGTGCCTCGGGGCGCGGCATGAGTGCATCGAACAAGCCAACGAGTTTCTTGACGAGAACGAGGAACTGAGCCCGGAACTTCTGGTCCTTCAGCTTGGCCACGCATGCGTCGACATAGGCTTGCAGGTCGGACCCAAGGGTTATCCCGACATCGGTGAAGTGCTTGACCACTGCGTCACGCGCTTGCCGCAGCTCCGGCAAGAGGTCTTCAGGCTTTCCGATGCCGCCGGTCAGATCGCTTTGGTCTTCCGCGTCGTAGATCGCCAAAGCGTCCGCAAGGTTCTTCCCGACACCGTAGTAGTCCACGACGATACCGAAGCGCTTGGCTTCCCCCGCCGTACGGTTGGTGCGAGCGATGGCCTGCAGCAGCTCGGCGCCCGATATGGCCCGGTCGAGATACATCGCCTGTTCGACCTTGGCGTCAAAGCCGGTGAGCAGCTTGCTCTTCACCACCAGGATCGCGAGCGCGTCCTGGGACAGCGGCTTCTTGAAGCGTTCGATGCGGTGCTTCGTCTCAGAAACACCGCCCCAGGCCTTCAGATGTGGCAGGTCGTTGTGGTCCACGGATATGACCGCCGCGAACTCGAGCGCCTTGATCGTGTCCAGATAGGGTAACGCTGTGGAGAGGAACGCCACGTCGCCGCCAGCCTCCTGCGCATCTTCCGGAGCGATATTCTTCAGGATGTCCGCAGCGCCCTCGATGGCGGCAACGATCTCGTCGCGGGCGTCATTCAAGGCGTCGACGTACTGGACCGCCAACTCCCTGCTCGCTGCGACGAGCTGCGCTTTCAGGTCGTTGGGGATAATGTTGACGATGTAGTGCCGGAGCACATCGATCGCTTTGGCCTTCAGCGGGTCAGCCGCGTTGAGAACTCGCGCGCGCGTTGCATAGCGGTCCTTGATGGCCTCGCGCTCGTCGGCCGACTGTCCGGCAAAGGTGGCGTCGAACAAGCCGTCCAGCGTGCCCTTGTCCGTGACGTCGGCCTTCAGCTCCCGCCCCTCGTAGAGGATTTTCACGATGGCGCCGTCGGCCTCTGCGTCCCGAAGGAGATAGCGGTCGATGTAGGTGCCGAAAATCTCCCGCGTCTTCTTCTTGTTCTTCTCTTCGATCGGCGTCCCGGTGAACCCGATGCGCGCAGCGTTGGGCAGCGCGTCGAGCAGGTTCTGGTGGAGCCCGCTGGTGTGCGAGCGGTGCGCCTCGTCGATGAGGACGAGGACGTCCTCGCTCTCGTTCAGGACGGGGAATGCCTTTCGCTCGCCGATCTTCGCGACCAGCTTGCCGGAACGCAGCTCGTCGGTCTTGGCTGGCAGAAGGTTCTCGCCCTTGGCGTCGAGCTGCTCGTCGTTCTCGGCCGCGAACACGATCTCCTGCTCGTCTCCTTCGCCGTTCCGCTCCTGCAGCTTCTGAATCATCACGAACACAAGGTCCGGTTCCTGCCGGCTCAGATGCGTCTTCGCGCCATCGGCGTTCCGCGCGACCCGCATGACCTGGCCGGCCAGTTTTGCCGTCTTGGACAGCTGATCCTCCAGGTCGGTCCGGTCGGTGACCACGACCACCTTGAACCGGCGGAGCGCCGCAATCGTACGAAGCTTCCTGACCAGGAACACCATCGTCAGGCTCTTTCCCGAGCCTTGTGTGTGCCAGATGATGCCGCCCCGGCGGTCGCTCATGCCATCCTGGCGGCGGGTCTTGCCCTTCTGTAGGCGCTGCAGCGCGATGTGGACGGAACGGAACTGCTGGTAGCGTGGCACCACCTTGATGCGCACGCCGTCGTCCGTGGTCATGTAGACAGTGAAGGAGCGCAGCGCGTCGAGCAGGTACTGCGGCCGCAGCAGTCCCGCCGCCATAACCTCCTGCTGCACCAGTTCCGTGCCCGGCGCCTTGCCAAGCTCGCCGCACACTTCGTCCATGGCGGCGCGGGTCTGCTCGATGCCGACCGGCTTGACCGAGCGCCAGGGGAGGAAGTCGTCCGGCCGGGCGGTGACCGAGCCGACACGCGCGTCGTAGTAGTCGGTGGCGACGAGCAGGTGGTTTGTCCAGAACAGCCGCTCCGCGCCCTCGTTCTTTTCGGGCACGCGGCGGTTGGCGTAGCGGCGCATCTGGTCGATGGCAGTCGCGATGGGGTCGGTGACAGCGGGGCTCTTGGCCTCGATCACCACCAGCGGCAAGCCGTTCACGAACAACACGACGTCCGGCACGATGAACCCGCGGTCGCCTATGGCCCCGGGCGGGTCCACGCGGAACTGGTTTACCGCGACAAACTCGTTCTGGTCGTCCGGCTCGAAACCGATGAAGCGCACTCGGCGTTCGTGCTCTCCATCGGGGCCCGAGACGTTCACGCCGCGCACGATCTTGTCGTGCAGCTCCTCATTGATCGCGATGAAGTCCCGCGAGGTCGGCCGCTCGAGCTGCGAGATCGCCTGATTGATGCGGCGCTCATCCAGCCATTCGGATCCGTCGCCGTTGCGGTTCAGGCGGCGCAGCGCGGCCTCGAGCCGATCGCGCAGCAGCGCCTGCTGAAAGGTGTCGCGGCCGAGCAGGTGATAGTCCTTGCGGCCGGTGCTCGGGTCCTCGTCCGCGCCCTCGACATGGGACCAACCCATGACGCCCAGCTGGCGCAGCAGAGGGCGTTCGACGACGTTCAGTTCGTCAAGACGGTCCTGCTGGCTCATTCGGCAGCCTCACGAATGGCCACCACAGGCTTGCGGCCGGTGAGGAGATCGTCGCGCAGACCAAGCCGGAGGGCCGCCAGCTTTTCGCGCTCCGACATAAGTGCATCTATCTCGGCCTGCAGCGCATGAACCGCCTTCATCGCGTCGACCTGATCGGCATGGGGCAGCTTCCTTATAGGAAGCCGAAGAAGCGACGTGCGGGCGATGTTCTTCATGCTCCCACTCGTCCCGGTCGCTTCACCTGTGATGAACGCGCGAGCCTGGCGGGTCTGCAGGATGGTGGCTACCCATTCCGGCAGTATGCCCTCGGAGTCCTTAACCCGGATCGCCCAGAGGCGATCTGGCAGGAACAGGCCTGGATGATCCTGATCTACGAAAGCGTTTTCGCCGACCAGTTGAGGCGTGTTCATCCGGCTGAACAGGATCAGGCCTGCTTCGACAGGACATTTGAGACGGCTTTCCTCGCGCGGCCATACCGCCTTCGACTCAAGTGGCCTAAAGCGACCACCGCCGACGGCGCTGGTCTTCAGAACTCCGAATTCTCCCGCAGCGGGTGGCCGGTCGTCTGCATTTACGCTGCAACCAGACGAGATCGATCCAACAACGTCAGCAAGGGTGGCAGGAGCATCCGTCTGTCCAATCTGCGCCGGCACCGTAATCAAGTCATCGAGAAGACCGAGCCGTATCGCTTGGTGTTTCTCAATTGCTGCGTCGGTTTCTTGAACAGCGTCGTCGATGGCGTCGAGGATGTCCGCAATCAGCCGCTGAGGCGGACCTTCAATCTCCGCGATCTCGAACCGCTCGAAGAAGCCGGCGGGCACGCGCCGCTGTCCAGCCGACCCTGTCATTGACGCTTCGCCCGCACGCAGGAACGCTGGATGCCGCGTCCAGTGATAGATGAACCGCGGATCATGCCCCGGCTTGGCCCGCAGCACATGAAATTCGGTGCTTCCGAGACCAAAATCGGTTTCGAGGTCGGAGAGCAGCGCGACCTTCCCGTTCTCGAAGCAGGGTGTAATTTTGGCGACGATCACGTCGCCGCGCTGAAACAACGTGTATCCCCTGCGACCATCAGAAAGCGGGCGGTTCTCGGTCGAGCGCCATCCTCCGCCTTCTGCAACGGCGGCCATGGGGATGAAGGCAACCGGAGCCTCGGCGGCCGTTCCGTTGGTGTCAGTAGCCGGATTGATGAATGCGAAATCGGAGAGCTTGGCTGTGTCAGGCATACCCAAGCTCCAGCAGGTAGCCGTCGAGCCTCGTCGTCGCGTCCGACCTCCGGCTCTCGATCCCTTTGAGGCTGACCCGATACTTGTCCCAGAGCCGCTCCAAGTCGGCCACCAGAGCACCGACACGGCGGACGCGGGCGCGCTCGAGCCGGTCGAGCAGCCGCTCGCGGTCGATGTCGAGCACCAGTTCGCGGCAATCGTCGTCGTCCAGTACGGCTCGTGCGGCCGTCAGCCGCTCGACGAACGCCGCCTTGAGCCGCCGCAGCGTGGCTCGCGCGTCCTTCAGCTCATCCTTGATCGCCTCATAGGGGGCGAGCATGGCGTCGATGGTCTCGGCCTCCTCGACCAGCGGGGCGAGGCGGCGCTCGATGGCTGCCAATTCGGCCTCGAACTCCTGCACATCCATGCCCTGCGCGCGCATCCAGTCGATGGAGCCCTTGGAGGGCTTGCCGGTTCCGGTGCTCTTCACCAGCTCCTTCCGGCGCTTGTCGTCGTCCTTCATTTCGGCGCGCAGTTCCTTGCGCCGCTTTTCCAGCTCCTTGGCGAGGTTGCTGCCTTCCTCGGCCCCGTCCAGCCAATCCTCGGCGCCCTCGACCCCGTCGCCGGTCTCCCAAGCTTCCTTCTCGGCCTTGATCCGCTCCACCTCGGCCTGCGCAGCGGACAATTCGGTGACGTAGTCCGCCATGCGATGGCGCACGAAGGGATGGGCGAGCAGCTCCTCCAGCGTGACCTTCACGGTCTTCTTGGCGTCGCTGTCCTCGTCGTCGTCCGCGTCTTCATCCTCAAGCGCCGAGCGCAGAGTCTCGACCCAGCCGTCGATCAGTTCGGCGAACCCGTTCTCGACGATGACGCGCAGCTCGTAGCGGATTTCGTCCCACCAGCCCGCGATGGAGCCCATCAGCGCATAGCGGTCGAGGCAGCCGACCGGCAGCATGGCGGGCTCGAAGCTGTCGAGCATCTCGCGGCGCAGCGGCATCAGGCGCTTGCTTTCGGGAAGCTCCGCCAACCCGGACCGCGCTGACGACCACCAGGCATCGAAGGCCGCGACCATCTCACCCTGCCGAGCCGCAACGCCGGGATCCGACTCGACGAGTGCCCTGATATCGGCGCGCTTCTCGACGGTATCCGCAAACTCGGCGTAGTCCGCATCGCGCTCGAAGAACGGCGTATCGACGTCGAAGCCCTGTGCCTGCGCATGCGGGCGGATGCTCTCGATCTCCCGCTTCGGCACGCCGCCATGGAGATGGGCGCGCACATCGTGGGGCTCGGGCGGCGGGCTGCTGTCGGCATAGCGCCGGATGTTCAGGTTACCGGCTTCGTCCTTGATGATCGTCGTGTTGTCGACGACTGCCGCGAAACCGGGCACGTCCACGAAAGCATCAAAGGCGCTGACGATCTTCTCGATGTGTTCCGGGTCGATGAAGTTCTGCGCGCGCCCCTCGCGATACTCGCGGTCCGCGTTGATGAAGAGCACCTTGCCCTTGCGCGCGTCGGGCTTCCCGCCCGGGTGGCGCATCACGAGAATGCAGGCCGGAATCCCCGTTCCATAGAAGAGGTTCTGCGGCAGGCCGATCACTGCCTCAATGCAGTCCTCCTTGAGCAGCGCGATCCGGATCTTCTTCTCTTCGCCGCCGCGGAACAGCACGCCATGCGGCATCACCACGGCCATCTTCCCGGTCTGCTTGAGGCTGGCCAGCATGTGCTGGGCGAACATCAGGTCGGCCTTCTTGCCCGTCGTTGGGCACCAGCCGAAGCGGAAGCGGTCGCCGAACTGGATCCCGCGCTTGCTGTAGTTCTGACTGAAGGGCGGATTGGCGATCACCCGGTCGAACCGCATCAGGCGCCCGTCCTCGATATGCTTCGGATCGACAAGCGTGTCGCCGTTCCGGATGTCGGCGTCGGGTATGCCGTGGAGCAGCAGGTTCATCCGGCAGATGGCCCAGACCGCACCGTTGTCCTCCTGGCCATAGAGACTCAGCCGCCGGCCGTCATGCTGCAGGGCGTATTCGTTACCCTGGTTCAGCATGCCGCCGCTGCCACAGGTGGGATCGTAGAGCGATGTGCCGCCCTGCGGATCGAGGATGCGGACCATCAGCTGCACCACGCCCCGCGGCGTATAGAACTCGCCGGCCTTCTTGCCTGCAGAGTCAGCAAATTCGCTGATCAGATACTCGTACGCAGCGCCGAGCAGGTCCGGAAACTCGAAATCCTCGTCGAGCAGGCGATACTTGTTGAAGTGGCTGATGAGACGGCGAAGCCGTTCGTCGGGGATCTCCGACTCTCCAACCTTCCGGGCGAAATTGATGTGCCCCAGCACACCCCTCAAGGCGTTGTGGTTCTCGTTCTCGAGCCCCTCGAGGGCCTTATTCAACTCGTTGGCGACGTTGGCGTGGACGTCATTCAAGAGCCGATCCCAACGGGCGACCGGAGGAACGAAGAAGGTCTTGGTGTAGGACGACGGATGATCTGCGCGCTGCAGGGCTTCCTGTTCGGACCGTCCAAGCGCGCGCTGTTCCTTCAGAATCTTCTCGCGCTGCTGCTCGAATACGTCGGAGCATCGCTTCAGGAACAGTATTCCGAAAATGTACTCCTTGAACTCCGACGCATCCATCTTGCCGCGAAGGATGTCGGCGGCCGCGAACAGGTGGCGTTCAAGTTTTTCGAGAGTTAGTTTTGCCAATGTCGCCCCGGTCATGGAATGAATGTTCGGGGCATCGCACGCGTTGCTGGTTGCCCCAAACCTCCGATTTTACTAGCCGATTGAACAGCGCGAGGAAAGGACAGGCTTTTCGTCCTCGTTCGATGAGGCCGCTCCCACCGCGTCATGCTGACCGCTCCACTCAAGCGGGAACGGCCGAAGAACGCTCCCTAGCGTCACGTTCGGCCCCTGCTTGCCGTCCAGGATAGCCTCAACAATGTCGGGCGCGAGCAGGGTTAGGCTTAGGACACGGGTCATGTAGGAGGATGCGATGCCCTCGCGCTCGGCCAATTCGGCGACCGTTGCGTACTCGCTCGACTCCAGCATGCGCTTCCAGCGGAACGCGCGCGCCAGTGCCTTGACGAGTGTGTTGTCAGTCCGCCGCGGTTGCGCGGCGCTGTCCGGCAATTGCATCTCCTTCCGCCCGCCGCGCTTCACGATGCGGAACGGCACGTGGAGCGTGACCGTCTCCGGGATCGGAGCCCCGCAAGTCATGCAGCTTCTCCGATGTCGCCGGCCAGCATCTCGCGGGCCAGACCGCTGAGCCCGTCGACGCGCAGGCGCACGTTGAGCCCATCCGTTCCGATGTAGACGCGCTCGACCAGCAGCGCCACGATGCGCGCCTGCTCGGCGGGGAACAGTTCGTCCCACAGCGGGTCAAGCTGCTGCAAGGCCGCGCGGGCGTCGGATTCGGTGATGCCGTCGGCGTGGACGCGTGCAGCTTTCCACGTCCCCGCCACGATCTCCGGCTGGCGGAATACGGCACGGAGTTGGTCGATGACCGCGGCCTCGATCTCCCCTGCTGGCACGCGGCCCACGGGGCATGACCCGACACCGTGCTTCAGCACTGTCTGGCTGACGTAGTAGCGGTAGAGCCTGTCGCCCTTGCGAGTATGGGTCGGCGAGAAGGCCGCGCCGTCCGGCCCGAACAGCAACCCCTTCAACAGTGCGGGCGTGTCGGCGCGGGTGCGGGCGGCGCGCTTGCGGGGGCTCTCCTGCAGGATGGCGTGGACGCGGTCCCATGTCTCGCGGTCGATGATGGCGTCGTGCTCGCCGGGATAGCTGTCGCCCTTGTGGACCGCCTCGCCGAGGTAGGCGCGGTTGCTCAGTATCCGGTAGATGTACTTCTTGTCGATCCTGTTGCCGCGCGGCGTGCGCAGGCCGCGCCCCGCCACCTCGCTGGTCAGCACCGTGCAGGAGCCGATCTCGAGGAAGCGCGCGAAGATCCAGCGCACATGCGTGGCGCTGTCTTCGTCGACCAGTAGCTTCCGGTTCTCGACGCGATAGCCGTAGGGCGGCACCCCGCCCATCCACATGCCCTTGCGCCGAGAGGCTGCGACCTTGTCCCGGATGCGCTCGGCGGTCACCTCGCGTTCGAACTGGGCGAAGGACAGAAGGATGTTCAGCGTCAGCCGCCCCATGGAAGTGGTGGTGTTGAACGACTGCGTGACCGAAACGAAGGTCACGCCGTTGCGGTCGAACACCTCGACCAGCTTGGCGAAGTCGGCGAGCGAGCGCGACAGGCGGTCGATCTTGTAGACCACCACCATGTCGACCAGTCCGTCCTCGATGTCGGCCACCAGGCGCTTGAGGCCCGGGCGCTCCAGCGTGCCGCCGGAGATGCCGCCGTCGTCATATAGATCGCGGACCAGCACCCAGCCTTCCGACCGCTGGCTGGCGATATACGCCTCGCAGGCTTCGCGCTGGGCGTGGAGGCTGTTGAACTCCTGCTCCAGCCCTTCTTCGGAGGATTTCCGGGTGTAGATCGCGCAGCGTAGTTTCCGGACCATTCCTGATTTCGCCGGGGGCTTCGTCATGTCCGCGCCCTCCGGTTCTTCAGCCCGAAGAATACCCAGCCGTTCCAGCGCGTGCCGGTGATGGCGCGGGCGATGGCGGACAGCGACTTGTATGGCCGCCCCTGCCATTCGAAGCCATCGGCGGTGACGGTGACGATCTGTTCGACGCCCTGCCATTCTCGCAGCAGCCGTGTGCCGGTGATGGGGCGGTCGCGATCGGCGCGGATGCCGCGCTTCCTCTTGTCCCCGCCGTCCAGTTCCTCGCCAAGCCGTTCCAGCCGCCGGATTGTCTCGGGCTTCAGCCCGCCATAGGCCAGTTCCTGGATGCGGTACGCCAAGCGGGACTCGAGGTAGCGGCGGTTGAACGGCGGTGGTTCGCTGTCGAACAGGTCGCGCCACTGCGCCTTCAATTGCGGCGTCGTGGCGGTCTTCAGCGCGGCCAGGCGCGCGGGGATGGGATCGTGGGTCGTCATGCGGTTCTCCGGTGAGTTGGAGTTGCATGACGGCATTCGTCGGCCGGAGAGTGTAGGCTAATTTCTCCAGTATCGTCAGGGTGTTCGCCTCGCTCTCGCATCCGCAACCGAACCAGCCCAATCGCCAGCAGGCGGCAGAGTTCGGTGCGACGCTCGGGGGGCGTCATCTGGTCGGGCGGCAGCGGGTTTGAACCCCGCTGTGGATTTGTCGGCACGTTTCGCATGGAGAAACGCTATCCGCGCACCCTGCGAAAACAATCGGATTCAAAGACTTATGGGAGTCCCGCGTAAACCTGCGCAGAGGATGGGAACCGGTGGAGCCTCAGTGACGTGTCGCCGGCGCGACCTGGGCATCGGTGTCGAGAACCAGCGCCGATCTCCAGAGCGGCGTCTTCATGAACACCGCCTCCTCGAAGCGATAGCTGGGGTTTCCTCGCTCCTGCTGCAGGAGCCCTGCCCAGCAGAGCGGACGCAACACCTGGATGTAGAGCTGGCCCATCACCTCGTCGTACCGTGGGAGAGGTCCCGTCTCGGGCTCGCCGAAGAACACGCGGCGGAGGTGCGCGCCGGTGGCGCCGTCCTCGGTCTCGACGTTGAGCACGTTCAGGAACACGTCCCAGTTGCCCAGGATCGGCGCATCGTCGAACCGCGCCATGCTGGCGTGTTTGATCCGGAACAAGAAGAACGGGACGACCGTGCCGAAAATCCGGCCGGGATGGCCCGTCAGCGCCTGGCCGGTCTTGGTCAGGCGGAACTCACCCTTGTAGTGCCGCCCGAGCTTCATCGCGATCATCAGGTCGTGCAGCACCATAAGCGGGGCGAAGTCAGGCTCGTTCAGCACCTTGTTGACGGCGAAGAGGTCCGCCTCGGTGTGGCCGGGCCAGTCGAACTCTGCCGCGGCCCAGTGCACGAAGACCCGCTTGAACGCCTTGGACGGCGTCAGGGGGATGCCGCCATGCTCACCGATCCAGGCAAACGTCTTCTCGACCCCGCGCACCAGCGGTGAATGCGCCAGCGCTGGCTCGGTATCATTGATCTCCCGGAAAGCGATCACCTCAGATCTCCCGCGCGAACCAGCGGATGCGGCCGACGATGTGGATCTCGTCGGCCGTTCTTTCGTATTCGGGGTAGTGCTTGTTGTCGGAGATGACGCGCACCGCGGGCGGGTCGCTGTTGGGGATGTGCTCGAGTCGCTTGGCCACCAGACCCATCCCGTCGTCCAGTACGAAGATGCCGGGCGGGTTCGGCGCGCGGCGGGTCATGTCGACCAGGACCGCGTCGCCGCTCAGCAGCGTCGGCGCCATGCTGTCGCCCTCCACATGCATGATGCGCAGCTGCGACGGGGTGGCCTTCAGGCTGTTGCGGATCCAGGAGCGGCGGAAGTGATAGACGCGCCCGGGCGTGTCGCCGTCTTCGGTCACGACCGCGCCGCCGCCCATCGCGGGGCGTGGGGTGGCGTGCGCGATGGCCACGAAGGCGTCGTCGGGATTGTCCACGAAGGGGGGCTTCCCCTCCACCTCGCCGATGCCATGGATCAGCCAATCGCGATCCACCTTCAGCACGCGGGCGACCTCAGCCAGCCGGTCGATACCGGGGCGGGCGGAGCGGCCGCGCAGGATGTCGTAGACGAATGAGCGGTTCACGCCGGCCATCTCGGCGACATGGGCAGGCGTCAGGCCGAGCTGATTGGCCCGGGCTCTGAGGCGGTCGGAAAGCGTGTGGTGCTCGGTCATGTCATCCCCACCCAACTGTGGATAAAATGGGATAAAATCGGATTGATTGGGGCCCGTCAAGCGAATAGGAACAGAAGGTAAACATCCTAAACCGGAATCGGCGCGGAGGGCAGTGAATGCACATCGACAAATCGTACTTCACGCTCCCCGAGATCCTCGACCGGTGGCAGATCACGGAAGCCGACCTGATCTACCTTGCTGAGAACGACAAGCTCCGATTGTCGGTGCGCGTGTTCGGCGTGCCGATCGAGTTCGGCGACTACGAGGAAGGCGCCGACGGCGAACCCTACCGAGTGCCGCGGGAACAGAGCCATTACAGCGGTCTGCTCGATCTCCATGCCCGCGATGTCTTCCAGCTCTTCCGGTGCGGCGAGGTCCATCTCGACAGCTTTCGGACGCCGAGGGCCGACTACGCGGAGACATGGGGCGATGCGCAGCCCGTCCTCGTCATGATCGGCGACTTGCTGCTAAGGCGTGATGAACGCGACCGTTTCGAAATCGAGACCGGGTTCTCGCCTGGTGGGCAGCCGATGGAGGAGGCGACCTTCATCCACTCGGCCGACTATCTCGAGGTTCGCTGCAACGGCTGCCGGTTCAAGCTGGGCCCGATCCAGGCGGAGGTCGTGCGCGCGCTGCACGAGGCAGCGCAGGCTGGAGAGCCCTGGCAGAACGGCAAGGCGATCCTGTCTCACGCCGGCTCGAAGAGCCTGCGCATGGCCGACGTCTTCAAGTCGCAGAAGGACTGGCGGCATCTGATCCGCTCAGACCGGCGCGGCGGTTACCGTCTGAATCTCGACTGACGGATCCCCCTCCGCCCGGTCCCCTGTGGGATCGGGAGGGGGACGAGTGAGGGATGGTGGGGGATGACGGCGCCCCGCCGGCCGCCAAACGTCAGTCCTGCAAGGGCCGACTGATCCCCCTCCGCATCCCCCGCCGATCCTGACGACATCCCACAGCGGAATTTCGCATGGTCTCCTCGACAACGAGAGGAGACACCGATGCTGCAGAGGCATTGCCTGAACCAGAAGGAGCTGGCCCGGCGCTGGGGAATCTCCCACCGGACGCTCGAGCGTTGGCGCTACGGAGGCCAGGGACCGGCCTTCCTCAAGCTCGGCGGGCGCGTGCTCTACCGGCTCGCCGACATCGAGGCCTTCGAGCAGAGCCAGCTTCAGCTTGCGCTGAAGATCAGCGAGGCCGTCGCGCGCGTCGGTCACACGCCCCGCCGTCTGACCGCGGACCCGGCGCGGGCCACCGGTCATGGTGCGACGCAACCGCGGACTGCGCGGCTGTGCTGATGGTAGCCGCAACCCCATTTGGCGCCCGCGTGGCGAGGCCGCGGCTCACTGACGTCGAGCTCTTCGCCTGGATCGCACAGGCCGAGGCTGGCGCGCGGCTCGAGTACCACTGCGGCTTTCTCGGGATCGATGTCACGCCGGTGATTTCGACCTTACCCGAGCCCGAGCGCCGTCAGCTTGCCGATCTCGGTCAGGCCGCGTTGAGCGCCTTCGAGAAGGGCCTCGTCCACCTCGTGCAGGAGCGCGTGGGCCCCGACCGCTTCGCCTACATCGCCGTCGCCCGGCCCAGACCGAAGGCCGCCGCTCCCTCGCTCTCGGCGCTGCTCCTCGAAGAGCGCGCCGCGTGATGGCCCTGCCATTCCCTTCCAACGGAGACCCCGCCATGCCGCATCCCGACAACACCCCGCATTTCAACGATCTCGAACGTCTCGCCCTCGGCGACATCGCGGCGCTGCCGCCCGAGATGCTGCTGGATTTGCAGACCACGGCGCTCGCCGAGACCGCCCGCGTGAAGCGGCTGCGGGACCGGCTCGAGGCCGGCATCGCGCAACGCTACGAGGCCGCCGCTGCGGCGGAACGGGCCGCTCAGGGCAAGACCAGCGGCACCGTTCGTGTCGAGGACGAGGGCGTCGTGATCGTCGCCGACCTGCCCAAGAAGGTCTCCTGGGATCAGGACCGCCTCGCCGCGATGGCCGAGCGCATCCGCGCCGCCGGCGACGACCCGACCGAGTATCTCGAGATCGCCTACCGCGTGTCCGAGCGGCGCTACGGCGCCTGGCCCGCGGCGATGCGCGAGGGCTTCGCGGACGCGCGCAGCGAGACCACCGGCAAACCCGTCTTCCGGCTCGAGGCTCGAGACCGGTGACGCGCGGCGGCGGGACGCCCGCGCGGCAACGCCGGGCAGGTTCCCCTTCGGCACCCGGTCATCCCCGCCGCCGCGCACCCTGAACGCAACTCCCGGAGAACCCCATGGCCTTCCGCATCATCACCGCCGACGAACGGCTCTCGGCCGCCGAGAACAAGACCTCGCTCGCCATCTTCGGCCCGCCCGGCGTCGGCAAGACCACCCTCCTGAAGACGCTGCCCGACGAGGAGACCGTCTGCCTCGATCTCGAGGCCGGCATGAAGTCGGTGCAGGACTGGCGCGGGGACTCGATCCCGGTGCGCAGCTTCACCGATTTCCGCGACCTCGCCGTACTGATCGGCGGGCACGATCCGGCCCAGCATCCGAAGTCCTGGTACGGCGCCGAGTATCACGCCTGGCTGCAGCAGCAGTATCTCGGCACCGGCATCGAGGACTTCCTCGCCCGGAAGCGGATCGTCTTCGTCGACTCGATCACCGACCTGACGCGGCAGGCCATGGCCTATGCCCGCCAGCAACCCGAGGCCTTCTCCGAGCGGACCGGCAAACCGGATGTCCGTGGCGCCTACGGGCTCCTGGGTCGCGAGGTGATCCAGGCGCTGAAGCACCTCCAGCACGCCCGCGGCAAGACAGTGATCTTCGTCGGCGTGCTCGAGAAGGTGACCGACGAGTTCGGCGCGACGACCTGGCAGCCGCAGATGGAGGGCACGAAAGCCGGGCGCGAGCTGCCGGGCATCGTCGACCAGGTGGTCTCCATGCAGCTCTTCGGTCGCGACGCCAAGGGCGACTGGACCCTCGACGAGACCTCCGCCGAGCGCCGCCTCGTCTGCCGCTCCGGCAACCCCTGGGGCCTTCCCGCCAAGGACCGCTCAGGCCGCCTTGATGTGACCGAGCCGCCCGATCTCGGCGCGCTGATCGCCAAGATCGACGGCCGCGCCCCCGCCCACACCGCCACCCCTTCCTGATCCATACGCAAAGGACAGATCCATGAGCTACGATCTCAACGACGCCCAGCCGCAGATGGCCCCCATCGGCGAGCTGATCCCCGACGGCACCTTCGCCAAGGTCCGCCTGACCGTGCGCCCCGGCGGCGTCGACGGCGCCACGCCGATGGACGCGAAGCTTCTGAAGGCCTCGCAATCGAGCGACGCGAAGATGCTGGACTGCGAGTTCACCATCCTCGAGGGCCCGCATGCCCGGCGGAAGTTCTGGCAGAGCTTCACCGTGGCGGGCGGCAAGGTCGACGAGAAGGGCCAGTCGATCGGCTGGAAGATCTCGAAGTCCACCTTTCGGGCGATGGTCGACAGCGCTCTCGGGCTCGATCCCAGGGACGAAAGCCCCGACGCCAAGGCCAAGCGGGTGCTGCCTGGTCTCAAGCATCTCGACGGCATCGTCTTCGCCGCGCGGATCATGGTGGAACCCGCCTCGAACCCCCAGTACCGCGACCAGAACCGGATCGCGAACGTGGTTCTGCCCGACGAGCCGCAGCACGGCCCGATCATGCGCGGCGAAACCGTGCCCTTGGAGCCCGTCAACGCCCCGCCGCGCAAGGCCGCGAGCGCGCCGGCGCCGGTTTGGCAGGCGCCCACGCCGGCATGGGGGGCGCAGCCGCAAGCCCCGGCCCCGGCCTGGCGCGCGCAGGCCCCGGCCCAGCAGCCGCCCGCCCAGCAGCCACCGGCGTCCCCGCCGGCCGCGCCGGGCGGAGCGCCGGCGACCGGCATGCCCGCCTGGCTCAATGGCTGAGGCGCGGTCGGCAGCGTCGCGGCGGAGGACAAACCGGCCTTCGCCGCGGCCCGAGGCCCGGCGCGATCCTGCCGGGCCGATGACCCCGGATGAATGGCAGGCGCACGTGACGCGCGAGGCGGCGCTGGAGATCGGACGATGGCTCGAGGCCCGAGGAAGACTGCACGCACCCATCGCAAGCCTCAGCCTCGGCGACCTCGAAGCCATGGCCAGCAACGCGATCTCGCGCTGGATCGTGCTCCAGTCCGAAAAGCTCCAGAGGGCGGGTTGGCCGCCCGAGGACCCGATCGCGACCTTCTTGCTCGGGTAGCGCTCTGCGCCGTCTGCGCCCGCGAGGCGCGCGGCTTCGGCTACTGCCAAGGCCTCCGCTGGGATCGCCACCCCTACCACCGCTTCTGCTCGCGCCGCTGCCAGGACGTGGGCAGCGCCATCGCCCAAAGGAACAACGGCATGATCGACAAGACCGCGCGCGAGGCGCAGGCGATCCGCGATGCGCGGACGCTCTTCGCCGAAGCGCTCACCGACCTCGGGCTCATGGAGCCCTTCTTCCACCGCAGCGCCGAGGACATCGACCGCCTCATCGAGGCGGCGGTCACCGGCTACATCGACAGCATGCAGGAGCAGGCCGCGCGCAAGGAGCGCACAGGCACGGCCCTCGACGACCCGATCCCGTTTTAGGAGCGCGGTGATGATCGACCTGAACGACGACACCGCGTCCTGCAGCTGGAAGCACCTGCTCGAGGCGGCCTCCGAGAACGCCGTCACCGATTTCGAGATCGAATTCTGCGACAGCATCCGCGAGAAGCTCGCGCGGTTCGGCGACAGTGCCCGGCTGACGGACGCGCAGTTCCACAAGCTGACCTGCATCGCGCAGGCCGGCGGCTTATGGGAGCGCGAGCGATGATCGACCTGAACCATGGCTCGGGCTTCCTCTACGGCGCCGACGCTCCGCGCCCGCCCATCGCGGAAGCGGTGTCCGCCGCCATCGACACGGCGCTGTCCGCGCGCCACAGGGCCGAGCGTCCACGCACCTATGTCAGCTCTTCGGGTCTCGGCCGCGACTGCCTGCGCCAGATCCAGTACGACTTCCTCGCGGTCCCAAAGGACGAGGGCCAGGAGTTCGCGCCGCGCACGCTGCGCATCTTCGAGGCGGGCCACCGGGCCGAGGACATCGTCGCGGGCTGGTTCCGGATCGCCGGGTTCAACCTGCGCACCGAGCGCCCCGATGGCCGCCAGTTCGGCTTCGAGGCCCTCGGCGGGCGCTTCAAGGGCCATATCGACGGCTGCATCGTCTCGGGCCCCGTCGCGATGGACTATCCCGCACTCTGGGAGAACAAGGCGCTCGGCGCGGCCAGCTGGAAGGACGTGGTCAAGCGCGGCGTCAGCCTCGCGCGGCCGGTCTACGCCGCCCAGATCGCCCTTTATCAGGCCTACATGGACCTGCCGCAGCCAGCGCTCTTCACCGCGCTCAATCGCGACACGATGGAATTGCACGCGGAGCTCGTGCCCTTCGACGCGCATCTCGCGCAGGAAATGTCGGACCGCGCCGTCGCCGTGGTGCGGGCCTCCGAGGCCGGGGAATGGCTGCCGCGCGCGGGGGCCGAGCCCACGGTGGTCCTCTGCCGGGGCGGCATGGCGGCCGGCAAGTGGCATGCGCCCTGTGCCTGGGCGGGTCGGTGCTGGGGTGAGCGGCGTCCCGGAAACGCTCCGGTGGAGCGTTTCAGCCGCGAACGGGCGGAGCCCAGGCCATGATCCCCGACGCCTATGAGCTCAAGCGGATCGTGCGCGCGCATCGCGAGCGGTTCTGGTGCTCCGACCTGCTCGCAGCGGCGGAGTTCGCGCCGATCTATTTCTTCGACGATCAGGCAGCCTTCGATGGCGATTTCGTCGACCGCGCGATGACCCGGGTCTTTACCGGTCCGCTCCGGCTGCCGCATCCGTCCGTGATCTTCGAGGTGCGCGAGCAGCGCGCGTCTCCCTCTGGCCTGATCGTCTGCGCCCGCGCCGACGGCGACATCGTCGAGGCCACGTTCCTCATGCGCAAGCGGGCGCCGCGCGGCTGGACGGATTGCCTGGTGCGGGTCTGGATGCATCCGGACGGAAAGGCGGAGATCGAGGGCAACCCCGCCGAGCGGAGCGACGAGACGGTCCGCGGTCACGGTGAAGTCGCCGCCGGCATCGTCTGGCGCGCGCTGACCATCCTCGGCGCGTCCCCGGACATCCGCGACCGCAAGGTGTCCCCCGCGAAACGGTCCCGCCTGTCTCGCGAGGGCGTACGCGGATGGGTCTGGCGCCAGGTCGCCATCGATCCGGCGCGCCTGCAGGCAGCGACGCCGCCGCAGGGCGGCAGTCACGCCAGCCCGCGCTGGCACATCCGCCGTGGTCACTGGCGGCAGCTCGCCGACGGTCGCCGTGTCTTCGTCCGCCAGTGCGAGGTGGGCGATCCGACCCGCGGCGGGATCGTGAAGGATTACGCAGTGGAGATGCCCCATTCATGACCGAGATCACCCCATCCGCCACGCAGGTCGCCGCGATCCGCGAGATCAGGGAATGGTTCGAGACCCGCACGGAGCAGCAGCAGGTGTTCCGCCTGTTCGGCTATGCCGGGTCCGGCAAGACCACCGTGCTGAAGTTCGCGCTCGAGGAACTCGGCCTCTCGCCCCACCGCAGCGCGAAGGACGGCCGCTGCGTGCCCGGCGTCGTCACCGCCACCTTCACCGGCAAGGCCGCGCTGGTGCTGACCCGCAAGGGCACGCCGGCGCGCACCATCCACAGCCTGATCTACTCGGTGATCGAGTCGACCGAGGAGGAGATCGAGGACGCCGCCCGGAAGATAGCGGCGGCAGAGCGCGACGCGCGTCGTCTCACCGGGTTCGCGCGCACCACGGCCGATGCGGCAATCGAGGCAATGCGCCAGGGGCTCTCGGCCATGAAGCATCCCCGCTTCGCCCTGAACCCGCAGAGCGACGCGGCCGACGCCCGGCTGATCGTGCTCGACGAGGTGTCGATGGTCGGCGAGGAGATGGCGCGCGACCTGATGAGCTTCGGCAAACCGATCCTCGTCCTCGGCGATCCGGGCCAGCTGCCGCCGATCCGGGGCGAAGGCGCCTTCACCCGAGACGAGCCGGACGTGATGCTGACCGAGATCCACCGCCAGGCGGCCGAGAGCGCGATCATCCGCCTCGCCACCATGGCGCGCGAGGGCCGGCCGATCGGCTTCGGCGTCTACGACGATCATGTCGCCAAGCTCCGCAAGGGCGACATTACGCCGGAACAGGCGCTGCGCGGCGGCCAGCTGATCTGCGGGCTGAACGCCACGCGGCTGCAGATCAACAACGCCATGCGCGCTGCCGCGGGGCTCGGCGGGAGCTGGCTGCCCACGGGGCCGGCCGAGAAGATCATCTGCCTGAAGAACCAGAACGATCTGGGGCTGATCAACGGGATGTTCGTGACGCTCGAGGACATCGTCGACGAGGGCAGCCTCTACTTCTCCGCTGTCGTCCATGACGAGGACGGGCGTCACATCGGCGAGCCCTATGAGGACGGGCGCCGAGGCCGGCTGCGCATCTACAAGGGGCATTTCGAGGATCATGTCGCCTACGACGACAAGCGCCACGACCGCGACTACAGGGAGAAGCGCCTGCTGACCGAGGCGACCTTCGGCTGGGCGATCACCGCCCACAAGGCGCAGGGCTCGCAGTGGGAGAACGTCATTGTCTGGGACGACGGGCTGGGCCGCAGCGAGATCGACCGCCGCCGCTGGCTCTACACCGCGATCACCCGGGCCGAGCGCGGTCTCGTCCTTCTGGCCTGAGGGGCGCGATGATCGACCTCAACGACATCGCGGTCCCGAAGACCCGGCACGATCTGGCGGCGGTGAAGGAGCGGCTCGCCTGCACGGCCGCCGACTGGCTGCCGGGGCTCTTCCCCGAGGCCCGGCTTGCCCGGGACCGTCGATCCTTGCGCTGCGCAGACCTTTCCGGGCGCCCGCCGCGCAAGGAGGGCTCGTGCACCATCCATCTCGACGGGCCCTATGCCGGCTGGGGCTTCGACTACGCCACCGGCGAGCGGGCCGGTCCGATCGACCTGATCGCGCAGGCGACCGGTCTCTGCGACGGCGCGCTCTTCGACGAGGCGGCGCGGCTGGCGGGGATGGATCTCCCTGCGCCGCAACCCGCGCCGAAGTCGCCCATGCGCGCACGTCCCGACCACTCGGCCGAGATTGCGCGCCTCGTCGGCGGGGCTGTGCGGCTCGCCGGCACGTTGGGCGAGACCTACCTGCGCGCTCGCGGGCTATCGGATCCCGGCTCGCCCGACCTACTGTTCCACGCCGACCTTCCGGACTTCGACAGCTGCCGCGGCTGGCCCGGCCTGATCGCGATCCTGCGGCTGCCGGGCGGGGAGCGCGCGCCGGGCATCCACCGCACCTTCCTGCTCGACGACGGCAGCGCCAAGGCGCCTCCGGGCAAGAAGATGCTCGGCAGCGTGAAGGATGCCGTGGTGCGCCTGTTCCCGATGCCCAAGGACGGGCACATCGGCATCGCCGAGGGGATCGAGACGGCGCTCGCCGCCCACGCGCTCTTCGGCACACCGGTCTGGGCAGCGCTGTCGGCCGACGGTCTGGCGCGGTTCCAGTGGCCCGAGGACACCCGGCGCATCACCATCTATGCCGATGCCGGAGACGCCGGCCGCCAGGCGGCCGCGACGCTTTCGGACCGCCTGAACCACGCCGACATCCCGAACGAGATCGTCGCGCCGCTCCATGGCGACGACTTCAACGACGATCTCCAGCGCGGCGCTCGCGCCGAGGACTATGTGCGACCAGCTGACGCTACAGCGGAGCCGCAGGATGGGGATCCGGTAGAAGTCGAGACGGCCACGCCCATCGTCGCAACCTCTGACGACCCCCAGACGCTCATCGCCGCGGCCGAGACGCTGACCAATCCGCCCGAGTTCGAAGCGCTGTCCACGCTGCTCGGGCGAATCGCACTGGCGAAGCTCGATCCTCTGCCCGAACGGCAGGTCATCGCGCGGATCAAGTCCGCGACCGGCATCGGCATGTCGGTCCTGACCCAGCAGCTGGCCGAGCTCCGCCGCCGCGTGAACGCCACCGGCGACCCGCACGCGCCGATCCCGAAGCCTACGTGGTTCAGGCGCCTTCGGCTCGATCTCGCGGGGGCGCCCGAGCGCAACGAGGCCAACGTCATCGTCGCGTTGACCTCCGATCCGGCCTTCGCCGGCGTTCTCGCCTTCGACGAGTTCGGGCAGGAGATCGTGGTGCGCCAGCCGCTGCCGTGGGATGGCGCCGCCGTGTCCCTCCCGCGCCCGTGGGAGGACGCCGACGACATTCGCACCGCCGAGTGGCTGCAGCTGCGCGGCATCAACGTGGCGCCGGTGGTTGTGAGCCGCGCCGTCGGCGCCGTCGCCCGCGAGCTGCGCATCCATCCCGTCCGCGACTGGCTCGACATCCTGAAATGGGATGGCACGCCCAGGATCGAGACCTGGACCAGCGCCTATCTCGGCGCGGAACCCACCGCGTTCCATCACACCATCGGCGCGCTCTGGCTGATCTCGGCCGTCGCCCGCATCTACCGCCCCGGCGTGAAAGCCGACCACATGCTGATCCTCGAGGGGCCGCAGGGCGCGCGCAAATCCACCGCGATCAAGGTGCTGGCCGGCGAGGAATGGTTCACCGACGAGCTGCCCGAGCTCGGGTCGAAGGACGCGGCCCTGCACATGCAGGGCGTCTGGATCGTGGAAATCGCCGAACTGGACGCCATTGGTCGCGCCGAGGTCTCGCGCATCAAGGCGTTCCTGACCCGCACCACCGACCGCTTCCGCCCGCCCTACGCGCGCTACACCGTCGAGGTGCCGCGCCAGTGCGTGTTCGCAGGCACGGTGAACCCCGACACCTATCTGCGCGACGAGACCGGCAACCGCCGGTTCTGGCCGCTCCGCTGCGGGACCATCGACATCGCGGCGCTCGCCCGCGACCGGGACCAGCTCTGGGCCGAGGCGCTCCACCGCTTCCGCGCCGGCGCGATCTGGTGGATCGACGACCCGGCGATCCTCGCCGATGCTGCCGCCGCGCAGGAGGCGCGCTATCAAGCGGATGCCTGGGACGCCCGTATCGACCGCTGGCTGACCCACGACACCCACAGCGTCAATCGCGGCCACGCAGGCTATGAGGACTGGCAGGACGAAGAGTTCGAGCGCGCCGACCCGATCCGGGATGTATCGGTTGGCGAAATCCTTGAGGGCGCGCTCGGCATCGAACCCGCGAAATGGACGAAGGGCGATCAGATGCGCGTGGGGGCCTGGCTGAAGTCCCGAGATTGGGAGCGATACCGCAGCGGCACGGGCGCGACCCGCGAATGGCGCTACCGCAGGCCACAGGGCGGCGGCTGAAGTCACGATGAGCATCTCCGGCATCGAAGGGGCATCCGATCGGGTGCCCTTTTCCGTTTTGCCCTGTCCCACTTCGGCCCTGAAGTGGGACAGAAAAAGTCGTTCAAAATCAATCTTGTCCCACTTGTCCCACTTGGATCGCCAACTTCTTTCCTTTCCATATGGAATGCATGTGTCCCGGCTGACTTCGTACCTTCTCATACGACGTAAGGAAAAAAGGTGGGACAAGTGGGACAGGTGGGACATGCATTGTTTTCAAAGGGAAATTTTTTGTCCCACTTGGTTCGTGAAGTGGGACAGGCCGACGCAAGGTGGGACACCTACGCGGTCCGGCGCAATTTTCTTGATCAGCCGCTCGCAACATGATTCCCTGCCCATGACCGAAGCCGAAGGCCCACGAGCCATGTGAGCCTTCACGATGAACACACAGATCCCCGCACAGGACATCCGCCCCGAGCCGGGCGCGATCAACCGGTCCTGCATCCTCGCGCTCGACCTTGGCACCGCGACCGGATGGGCGCTCCGCAGCCATGACGGACTGATCACCAGCGGCACGGTCAGCTTCCGACCCGGACGCTTCGACGGCGGCGGCATGCGCTACCTGCGTTTCACCAATTGGCTGACCGAACTCGACCGACTGGCCGGGCCCATCGCCGCGATCTGGTTCGAGGAGGTGAGAGCCCACAGGGGCGTGGACGCCTCGCACGTGTTTGGAGGTCTCCTGGCGACGCTGACGACTTGGGCCGAGCTTCGCGGCGTGCCATACGAGGGCGTCGCCGTTGGATCGATCAAACGCCACGCCACCGGCAAGGGCAACGCGCCCAAGGAGGCGATGATCGCCGCGGCGCGAGCACGAGGGTTTTCGCCCGCCGACGACAACGAGGCCGACGCCATCGCGATCCTCCATTGGGCGCTCGAGACGAACGGGGGCCTGGGATGAGGTGGTACCCGAAAGGCTACGGCGGCTCGCGCCGGGATCCGGATCAGGTGAAGCGCGATGGCTGGCATGACGAGGGTGTGCTCGCCGTCTCCGTCGAAGACGACCGGCTAACCTGGCCGGAGCGCGAGCTGGTCCGTCAACTCGGTGAGAAGCTCTACGGAAAGCGGCAGGAGGACGGGTCTCGTGCGTGAATGGACAACTGCCCGCGTTCAGGACCGCCTCGAACTGGCCGCCGACGTCTTCGCGCAGCTGCCCGCGGTGAAGCCGCAGGGCTACTTCAACGCGTGGCCTGAGTATTTCCACAGCTTCGCCGATCAGGTCGGCCAGGAGCCCCGAACCCGCCGGCCGAAGCCCGGACCGCGCGACATCACGCAGGCCGAGGATGCACTGCTCTGGCTGCGGTGGCTCGACCCCGCCGATGCGCGCCTGCTCTGGCTCCGGGCGAGCCGCAAGCCGTGGAAACCGATCTGCTGGGAACTCGGCATCAGCCGTGCCACCGCGAACCGGCGCTGGCAATACGGGATCGCCGTGATCGTCTGGCGGCTGAATGGGAGGCAGGTGCCGAAGAAGCGGTCGAT